CTATTGGTGAAGTTTAGTATACGGTGTGATTAGTCTCATTGAGAACCTACTGTGGGTGGTTGGGCCACCATATTGGCGGTAGTTTTCTGAGCAGTGTGCTTTGACACTAATAATATCACCTTTCTTAAGAAGCACATCAAACGTGTGAGAAGACCTTAATAATGTAAGCCCGTTACCACTACCTACAATTCGCTCCATCTCTTCCAACATAGCGCCATTCTTATAGACCATCCCTGTAGCAGTAGCTGCGTGTCCATATCCGGCCGCTGATATTGCGACTTTAGCTGAGACCGTGTAGATGCCGTCCATAGGAACTGTAGCTTGGTGAGTACTCTTGTCGAACATGTCAGTAGTGTCGTATTCAATACTATCGTAATTAACCGTTAAGACGCCTCCTCCTGGTAGGTCGTCCCATTTTGAGGTTGTGGCAGCAAACATAGGAAATGACGTCAAATCAATATTATGCGGCATAAGCTTGCCGTAATTGATAGCAATCATTTCATCTGTAATTGTAGTTGTGGAAGATTCGGTTGTAATATTAGCAATGACCGCAATAACAGCCTGCGAGCCAGTAGCGCCGTCTTGCGTCACAGCCTGTCTAATCTGAGATTCAGTTGGCGCCACGGGTGTCGCAGAGGTAGGACCATAAACAACGATTAAACCACATGACGACGGTGAGCCTGTAGTATTAGTATCTGTAGAGTTTAGTGCAATGTTGTCGGAATAAGCTACTACACTTGCAATGCGTTTGTTAGAACTTGGTGCAGTAATTCTAATAACCTGCTGTCCGACGATATCAAGTGCAATCAAAAAGCCACTCGGTAATTTGCCTAGCACGACATCTGGGTTATCGGTTGTTCCCCCTACTAACACATTCATGTCAGCAACGGTGTTTCTAATAACTCCACGTCCCGAAAACAGCCCGTCAGAGTGCTGCTGTGCCCACATGTTTGCTTCATGTACGCTACCGCGACCATTCGGACGGGAGCGTAATCTAACAATTTTTCCTGGATTGGTAAAAGCCATAATTCTCCTTTATTTAAAGATTACCGCAGTTTACCGTAAGCGTGACGTGATATAGTTATATTATAACATGTTTTACACTTTAGTAAATTGACCACGAGTTGAGCCTGTAGCAATAATACGAATATAGAAATCAACCTCGGCAGCTGGTGTAAAAATACCCACCATGATAGACGCTTCGCCATCAGCTTGAGTCAACTGATGAAATGCCATTTTAGGAAACTGCTCAGAAAAGTCACCGGTGACTGATACCTGAGGAAATAAATCTACAAAAATTGGACCGTTCTTTGGCTTAAAATCTGGCGTAAATTTAATGACTGCTGTGAGTACCTGCAGTCCTCCTCCGCGTACATGAAACACTTGCGAAACCTGCTGTATAAAATCAACCAATGATGCCGCCACTGGATACACCACCTTTCTAGCAGCGTTCTCGTATTCAAGCGCTCTAATTCTTGTTTCAATGCTCATGCGCCCATATTCCTCGCTGAAAGCGTGCCGTCCATCATAGAGTGGACCACAAACTCATAATCCGTTGGTGCCCAAGGGCTTGGACTGAATCTATAAACCACCCACTGCGCACCATGCGCATAATTTGTCCTACGAACACGAGACACTGCGCCACCGTTAGATTTTATTTCAAGTTGAGCGATTGTTGGCTTTCTGCTTTTTGTCGTAAGTGTTACCAGTATACGCTCCATCGCATCTGCATTTGGAGTAGTTGTTGCTCTAGTCACCCGTGTATGTAGCGGTATTTTTGTTGCCGACTGATAAAACCCTTGCTTAAGTGCTTTTGATTCTACCTCTAATTTATTCAACCATTTTTCAACACTGCTCATTGTACCCTCCTTATTGATAGGGTACCCAGCACGGGCGAAATAGCTTGGACAGTTAGAGTACAGTTAGCGCCATCACCGTCGTTAAACCACCATGATGCTGAGTCGATCAATATCGTAAATTTAATATAATCATCGCCAATTTCTTTCGTCTGCAACCACCAGCCATCTTCTTCGTCAGCATACGGATCGCGCCCGCCTACCGCTGGAAACGGATGAATATCTTGGTCATGATCATATGACAGTTGGACCAATGGTGGCTTTTTCACGCCGTCAGAACGTTGAAAGACAATCTCCCATTCAGCTATCGCCGCCTTGCCTGGCGCCAGGTATTTGCTGATGAAACCATTCCAAACAGCAGTAGGCAAACTCCCCTGCGCCAACTGTCCATAGTTTAATGGTGCGGCGACTTTCTGAGCCCTCTGCTCACTTTCGATTGCCATCAGCCGGCGCGTAATATTATCATTGAACATTACTCAGCCCTTTTCAGGTGTGGCGTCACAGTAGCAACGCCTTGATTATCCCAGCTCGTCTCCATCGCAATTATCCGCATCCAGCCGCTGAAGTCACTGCCATCGTCGTTCTCTTCCTGAAATCTAAACTCATCGCCGAGTGCCAACCCATTATTTTCATTAGCCGAATCGCCCCAAATGATAGGCCGCCCCACCAACTTTATCTGTGGAACTAACGAATCAAAGCTGCGCTGTGCTAAAGATTTTTGAGCATATTCTGCAACTGCCGCTTGAGACTTAAGATTTGATTGTGTTTCATAAACTCGCCAGTAGCAGTTGTCTTGAACAGCCGCATGGTTGCTAGCACTGGCAAGCTCAGCAGTATCCTCGCCAGCCTCAGGATTGCCAACCTGCCCATTACCGGCGACCAGTACGTCACTAGCATAATCAGCAGACTCTTCAACCGCATAGCCGCTCGCCCATAACTTATAGACTCCGTCGCTTGGATATCGTATGATGATATTTTTGCGGCGGCCACGCGGTTTGAGGATATCAATGATCTGCTCATTATGGTCATCTGGGTTGACACGAAAAACCACGTCAAATTTTCCAGTCCCTGTTTCATTATTCATCGCATCGCATAGCGCCTTGCTAACCGTCTGAAAATCATTATACTCAACAGTTTTCAGCCTAAGCTCATTAACAATACCAAATTTCCACTTGACAGTCTCGCCAGCATTCTGCGCTCGTGTGATAAACTCGCTAATCAAGCTTTGAGCAAATATATGGCCAGGTGTATTTGAAAAGGTACGGTGAGGTGACTGAGTGTTATTCTTATCACACACCAAATCGCCGCTTAACCTTGCAAAGTGTTCAAAAAACTTTAGGTCTAACTGCTGATCAGACCCATAACCGCTGCGCGCCGGCCTAGTCGCCAAAAATCCAGAAAAGCGAGGTAATCCGTCCACCAAAAATACCATATGAGTTTTACCGACGCGCAGCAAAGACTCTGGGTTGTCGTCCAGTCGTATTTTGGCGTATCTCTTAAACTTAGACCAGCTGATACTAAAAGTAAACTGATCAGCTGTTGCTGAATCTGACTCGCTCTTTAGCGACTCACTCAGCTCTCGATTTTTTGCAAAATCATTAAAATCGCCAATTAGCGTATCGCCAACATACAGCAATAGCTTGTGTTTTTTATCTGAATTAGCCAATGACATTATTCCACTCCAGCTCTGATATTGTGGCTTCACCACTTTCGATATCAAACCCAACTAAATTATTGCCCGGAGCGATTGATAGCTGACCAATAACATTCCTCGAAACGATAGCACCATTCAGCCGCGCCTCACCTGTCGAAAAATCAACGACAAGCGTCTGAGTTGATGATATGCTACCATGATAAGTTGCCGATGTGTCTGTCGTATTATTCTGAATTGATGGATTAACAGCAGGACCCCGTAAAACCCAAACAGGATAAACCTTAACGGTCGACGAAACAAACACGTTACTTAGCCCACCGCTTGCACCAGCCCAGACCTCGCCAACTACATCATAGGCTTGCCCATTGCTGTCCCATACCTCACCGCCAGTTGCGGCTGAGACACGGCCCAGCTTTACGTTATTTGAATACACCTCATGTCCATCACTACCTTCAGCATACTCGAACAAGACTGAACTGCCTACTTTGAGATCAGTTGAAAATATCGTATTACCTTCGTCTGCTGGCACTGGCAGGTCTAGTCTACTGCTTCGCCAAGCCCCTTTGATGGCAAATAGCTGACCGTCTCGTTTTCCATAAACCAAGGTAAATGTATGATTGGCGGCAAAAAAGCTACTAATCATACTGTACAGCTTCCAGAAGCCACTCTCTTTAGGCAAGATAAGCCCATTGATCGACTGAGTGTAAGTAGACAGTCGCTGACGAATCATTTCGCCGCCATCGGTATCGGTGTAGTCTATATCTGAAGTATCGAGCTCTGGACGTTGCAGTAGATCATTGTCAGCACTTAGTCTTACTTCATAACCAGTGAGATCGAGACGCTCACCGTCATCCCTTACTACTGCCACCAAGCTAAATTTACCGCGCGAAGCCATCATCCCATCACCCTCCCCTTGCGCAAGGCTATTATCCTACTAATTTCATCTGCCAACTCTTTTGGATCGCGATTATAGCCGTTGATGTTGATGGTCTGATACAGCGTATTGCCAGCGCTGCCAGTCCTGTTTATGTCATTCAGCTTGTCGTAGCCAATCTTGTGCGCAGATGACGCCCTAATGACATACTCGCCGTTTGACAGCAGCATTGGGATTGAATCGCTGGTTGGACCGCCAGGACCGAACACCGCTCCGCCCTGCGCCCGCTTGCCCAGCTTAAAGCCGGACAGATTGACTGGGTTAGCTTTCACGCCAACCGCTTTTAGAGCATTGCCGATACCAGGAATATTGATGATATTGTTAATCACTTTATTCAGCGAATCTTGCAGCAAATCAATCATGCCGTCTAACAAGCCAGCAGTAAAGTTGCGTGTGATTCCGTAGCCAGTACCGTACCAGTCTTGCCCTCCAACGGACCTAATCAAGTTAGCGATAGAGTTGATGATTCTTTCTATGCCGAATGATATAGAATCGACAACTCTTGCTATTGAATTACCAGCGCTGTCGATTACTCCACCGATTGAGTTAAATACACTCGTCAAACCACCCGATACAGCATTCGTCAACGGTATAACAGCTTCATTGGTTAGTCTGATTATAGTGATAGTAACCGCAGCCAGAACTATTAAAAATGTGCCCATCAAAAATGTTGCAAGCGGAATAACTACAGTATTAAGGAAAGTGCTTAGTGCCGGAGATACAAGGCCCAGAGCTCCGCCAATCAACAGGATTGCAGCTGCTACACCAGCCGCAGCGGCTGTAAACGACAGTACGCCTAAAAGAACTTCTGGCGACGCTAAAGCCTTGAAAAAACCAGCAACAGTCTCGCCTGCACCCTTGAAGAACTCTTTTACCGGCTTCCAAGCACCCTGTATGGCACCACCAGCCAACTCTCCTATTTCCTTGAAGAAGTTAGCCATGCTTTTGCCAAAGGTAAACTCTCTTGGGGCTTTCTTAACCGCAGACGACAGCTTATCAACACCACCGGCCGCCGTGTCAGCCGACGTCCCGACTGCATCACTGGCACCCTGCATAGTCTTGGTCACGCCGTCGACAGAGCTCTTAGCACCTTTTAAATCTTTGAATTTGCCTATCAATGTTTGAGCACCACCAATAACGCCAGTAAAAATGCCTTTACCTAGTTTTGCCCACGGCTTTAGTGTATCAAGCGCCGAACGCGCACCGCCTGTAGCTATCTGCAGAGCCTTGAATCCAACAGCTAACTTTACAATATTAGCGATTAACTCTGGATTGCTTTTAGCAAAGTCAAATAGCTTGCGAATAATATCCACAGCGTCTTTTAGTCCCTGCGCTAATTCCGGCGATTGTTTTTTGATCTCCTCAAAAACAGTCTTTAGCATCCCCTTCACTACTGGTGCGAGATTTTTAAGGAATTGTTTTGCTGCATCCAGAAATATGTTGAACGACTCTTCAAAATTACCGTTTGGATCAGCTAATGACGTCAGCATATTATCAAAAGCAGCTTTAGCAGCATTAAAGCTGCCGCTGATAGTCGATGACGCTTCCTTAGCTGAAGTGCCAGTAATATCGAGCTTAGTTTGAATAGCATGTATAGCCTCGATAACCTTATCAAACGGAATACTGCTGACGTTTTTAGCTGTCGCCTTAAACGTCTTGCCCATCACACCACTATCGTTGATAAGGCGCGCCATCTCACTTGCAGTACCGCCATAACCCAGCTTCAAGTTGTCGAGCATGGTATAGTTGTTCTTTGCAAATCCCTGATATGCGTACTGAATTGACTCCATCGACGTACCCATTTTATTTGCATTGTCGGCCATGTCGGTGATAGCCATGTCTGCTATCTTCGTGGCTTTAGCGGTGTCACCCTTTAATCCCTGTAGCAGCGACGCAGAAAAACTCGTAACAGTATCCATATACTGATTAGCCGATAGCTGAGCTGTTTTGTATGCATTCTTGGCGTATTGGACCACCTCACCCGAATTCTTCTTGAAGAGTGTTTCCACACCACCAACGAGCTGCTCATACTCAGCGAACTGCTTAACAGCATATGTAGCAATACCCCCCAGTCCGACCATCGCGCCAGCTGCTAGTGACTTAAATTTAGAGAACGCTTCATCAGACCGTTTGCCAAACTCTGAAAACGCCTCACCAAAAGCCGCTTTAGATGATGCCAAAAAACTGCTCTTAAATTTAGAGCCAAAGTGATTACTGGCACCATCACCAGCGTCACCAAGCGCTTTCTTGACATCGTTAGAAATCCCTTTAAGAGAGGGCTTTATCTGGATCCATGCTGTACCGATTGAAGTTGCCATAAAAAATGCGAATAAATAGTTTTATTTATCCGCATTTGCCGCAAGCGTGGCGTTGTAATATGTATATTATATCATATGCTGAGGTTTTTGACAAAAGACCCTAGCCAACCTGGCTTAGTCTTCAACGCGCCAGCAGTCCGCTTGTCAGCGGCCTTAATCATCACTCGTTGACGGAATGCCGTCGGCTCTGTCATAAGCTCAAAGTTACCCTCAAAGCCAAACTCCACGATAAATTGCGCTCTCACCGTATCCAGAATACGATTCATATTCTGCATCTGGATTTGCGCTATGCCTGGATTGTTGCGAAGTATGTCCGCGCCGCCAGATTTATCAAGAATAAAATCTACATTTGACATATCTACATAATATCACATAGTATATTGTTTTGCATTTTGAGTATACTATTGTTACAATAAATGCAAGTTTTAAGATAAAGAGGACATTATGGCTACAGAGTTTCAAGAGAAAGCTTGTGAAAAAGCATTACGCGAATATCGCAAAAAATACTTAACAAAAAAGGAAAACCTCAACGCTGATGAATCGACAGCGCGATTGATGGTCAATAGTTTACTCAGCACCGTGCTTGGCTACACGCTGATTGACGAGATAAAGACTGAGCACATGATACGCGGCACCTACGTTGATTATGTCGTACAACTAAATAAGAAGATTCATTTTATTGTTGAGGCCAAAGCAACTTCTATCGATCTAAATGAACGGCACTTAAAACAAGCGGTTGACTATGCCTCAAACGAAGGCGTTGACTGGGTCATTCTGACAAATGGCCGCTGCATTGAGTTGCACCGCGTCATTTTTGAGAAGCCGATTCGCTCGCAGCGTATCTTCGCATATGACCTGACAAATCTGTCAACAATCCGCACTGCTGCTAAGCACCTAGTCAACCTTACTAAGAAATCCGTATTAAAAGGCGACCTAGACAAATATTGGAAGCGATTTGATGCATTGACCGAAGACAACATGAGAAAAGCTATCAAGTCACCTGATGTCGTTCGCAGTTTGCGATTGTTTATTAAGAAAAAATCAACGATCAACTTCACCGACGCTGAAATCGCTAAGGCTCTTGATAGACTGATCAGCTAGTCCTGATATTGTGCGTTCGGATTCAGCTGTTGCCAGAAATCTTTTAAGTCATCCTGCTCTTCCGCTTGCTGTTTCTTACGCTCTTTATCAAGCTGTTTGCGCATTTCAGCAACATACTCTGGCTCAAACTTCTTCATAGCTTTAGCAGGCTTAGCAGTTTTGCGCTTATTCATATTATAGGTCAACGTTGTGAGCATATTCAGCTCTTGCAGTATTTGACTCAATGTTTCGTCACGCCATGTCCAGCTCGCTGCTGGCACTAGCTTACGGAAAATCCTGCTTTCTACTGGCAAATTCTCAAATAACCTGGCATAGCGTAAAAAACCGCTTCGCTGGCCATCGGCGTACGGGCAAACTTCTAATAGATTCAGGTGGTAGTATTGCTGGAAGTCAGCCTCGACTAGACTAAACTCTTCCACGAACGCCGCTGCGCTCGATTGCCAGCTTTTGGGAAGCAATCATCCACTTTCTCCATAATCTCCAGCAACGCCTTTTGTGATAGATACCCATGCTCTGCTTCAATATGCGCTCTAATTTCATCGTACGTCTCCTGTCCGCCGATAACCGCCATATACATACTCACCAGCTCAGATAAATTACCAGTTCGATGGGCCTCTGACAAATCACTAATGAAATCGAAGTCGTCCATCAACTGCATGTTAATCTCTACTGAGAATCCATCCCAAAGCTCAATTTTCTTTTTTGGCTCGCTCGCCATATTTCCCTCCATAAGAATTACATAATACATATTATAACAAAAAACGACTATTTTTCAAGTCGTTTTTTGCGCATATCTGAGACTAGGACCTCTTAGACCAAAAATCTTTGGCATATACCAGTTTGCCGGCACTGTCGGTAAACTTATATGCTGTCAGAGATACTGGCACAGTGAGAGCGTCAGAGTTATTGAACGTCATGTCGCCAGAGCGGTCAGTAAACTGTGCGTCGCCCAGAACTTGGCGATGTCGTCGAACTCCGCCACTGTTAGTCTCAATGGTTTCGCAGACAAACACGCCGTGCGGCAAGACCTCGCCAGTGTCGTCAACAGTGATTGAACCGTCGGTCTCAATCTTGACGTTACCCTTGCCGTAGCGGAACTGCAAGACTGAAGCCCGTGACGATTCCAGCAAGTTGAACGTAAAGGTGCGTCCGTAGCTCGTCTGGTTACGCGCCACGGTCTCAGGACCCCACGCCTTGATATCGTCGCCCTCTTCCGCCGTACTCGAGGTCAATCCATCCTCGGTAACATAGCCCAAGTTGATGAACGCGTTGTCTAGTGCCGTAGTGGCGTCAGTCGGTAGCGGTGTCCCCAGAGGCGCCCAATACAGAGCGCCCTTTGGGTTAGGCAAACCAATCGCGATATTACTCTTGTCGTTGCCCATGTTACGCCGCCTTTACAACAGCAAACGCCTTAGTATCCAAAATCTGGAAGCCAAACGGCAACTCAAGACGAATACCCACCTGGTTATGCCCAGCCAAGTCCTTACCAGAGTTATCATAGTCACCAGCGGTGTGAACACGCCATTCAGCTAGTCCAGCGAAGCCAAGAAGCAGCTGGTTCCAGTCACCAAGTACCAATTTGGTTTTCTTGTCGCGTGAAACTTCTGGCGACGTTGCAGCAACTTTACCAGCTAAAGAATTGCCAGCTAAACCAAACACACCGAGTTCTGGATACTTCTTCTGGTTGCCCTCTACAACTTGAGATAACAGACGACCAGCGTCACTAGAAACAGCCACACCGCTAATGTTTTGCTCTTCCAGCTCTTTAACAGCTGTGGCAAAGTCTTTGTCGAGAGAAGCTGCGTCAGTGCCAGTCGTCGGCACCAAAATGCTTGATCCAGCTTTGGTCATATAGTTCGAAAGGTTTGTATCTACGGTGCCAGTATTTGGATCCATACCATGCAACACGACCGTATCGATGTCAAGACCGATTGATTTTGTTAACCAGTTGTTGACCAAGCGACTGATAAAGTCTGCTTGTTTTTCTTCACTCCAACGCATAAACTCTTCGTTGACGCGCTGCGAGTAGACCAATTTTGCAGTCGTGAACGGCTTAGTGATGATTTTTCGGCCGTTATCCGACTTTGCGCCACCTTCGTGAACCAACGAAGCGCGAGCACGCCCTTCCATAATCATCGGCTTATTCTCACCAATGTTAATTGTTGGTGTTTCAGTGACTAAAGATAGTACAGCCCCCGGAAAAGTCCCGCCAGTTGAAAACAACTTATCAAGCGGCTCACCAATATCAATTGAGTGCAGATCAGTTACTGCCATAATATTACCCTCCTTGGATAAAATTAGGTTTGATTAGATCGTGATCTTTACACCTGTACGCGTCTGAATCGCGCTAGCTTTACCTGGTTGCTGTCGGTTCGGTGCGGTTGCTCCGCCGCCAAACTTCTCTTTCAAGTTGTCAGCTTCTTTGCGCATATCTTCCTCGGTGCCAGTACCAAGATATTTCTCAGTGCCAGGCTTGAAGCCATACTCAGCGGCAATGTTCTTCTGTCGAATTGTCGTCTCTAAATCTTTGTTCTTCGACGTCAAATCGTCAATCTGAGGTTGATATTTTTCCTTAGCGTCTTTCTCAGCCTGCTCAGTGATAGTGTTCGTAAGCTCGTCACGCACTGATTTTTCTACGTCTTCGCGAATCTTTGCTGATTCGTTCTTGACCCAGCGCTCGTGGCGTTCCTTGAACATATCATCTGTGTTGACTTCTGTAAATTCGCCTGCGTCGTTTTTGGTGTAATATGTCACCCTTTTATTCCCTCCGTCAAAAGTATACGTATCCATATTATAATACATACTTTACAAAAACACAAGCAATAATCATAGTATTTATTCAGTTTTTGAATTGTTCTGTAAATTATCAACGATACTCGTGATAACTTGATCAACTTCAGTACTCGATAATCCTGCATTACGCCATACCGACCGCTGCATCACAATACCTGGTGCAACCTGCGCCACCTTATTCAAGCCGTCACCAAACTTGCTAATGTCGGACCGATAAATCGGTAGCCATACCGGTAAAACAGCGTCAAGCTTCTGCCGTAAATTATCGTCTATTTTCGTTACGTTATTCTTGTGCATCCACAATGTCATTGCGAAGTGTTTCAGTTGGTTGCCAATCTCTTTCTGCCACTCAATGATCGCTTCGCGCAGGTCATCGCCGACAATTTCTAATGATTCAGGCGACTGCGGCGCATTGCTTGACAGCCCCAAATTATTCAACGACAGCTTCGTATCAGCACAAAAATTGCGCGCTGACATCAGCAGCGAATCGTTAAACGGTGCCATTGCGTGCTGCGCAAACTGCGCCACTTGCGGTATCTGCCCGTTCTCGTTCGACGTAATTTTCAGAATATCGCCTGTCTGCGACTTGATCACGTCCACATCTGTCTCATTATCGACACCCAGCAAAATATCCACCTTGGTATTGTAGTGGTACGCCGCAACAATAGCCTGCCGAACCGTACGACTGGCGTCAATCAATGCGTCACGCGACGACCGAACCAGCACCGTCCTACCAAACGGCTGGCGTGTCGTCGCCTTGTGCGTCAGCATAGTCATCAGCGGCCGTCCAGTGCGATTATCGTACGTATTTTGAGTTTTATCTTCATATACAACAGTCTTATCGTCGAAGAACTGCATATAGCTATCGGGACCATCGGTAACGCTCGGTGTGCTACTGCGGCGGAACACCGCCACACCAGACTTCAGGTTTTGCTCGTGCCAATCGTATATACCTGTCGCCTCCAGCGCAGTAAACGGCATCACCTTGTCGCCCGCTAGAGCCAGAAAGCCAATACCACACACCAGAATGTCTTCTTTAAGGTTATCAAACGCCTCGCGCACCTTATATTCGTCCAGTATCTCATTCAGTCCGATAGTATCATTTTCAAATCTATCAAACCGCGTTTTGTTTGCGCGCATTTCAACGGCGCGCCTACCCCAGCCGACGTGCTGCCTACCAATTGAGCGAGCAATCTTGCTCGTTTCGTAATCGCTGTAACTAAACGTACCATCATAAAACGGATACTTACCAACCGATTTATTGAGCTGTGAATAGACCCACTCCCAGTCGCCCAATGCCATCACCTCACTCCTCTCAGTACACCAATCTGCGATTTACCAGATATCTTACTCAACCCCAGCATCTGTAGTTCGCTTTTCTTAAAATACAAATCGCTGGCAGGATTAGTAAATGTCATGCTCTCAGAATACGGACTAGCCGCCTGCGACCACTGAGTGGCCGGTGGTGCGTCTACCGGCGTAAGCATGGCGCGCTTTACGGCCGACAGCACCACAAAGCCTACAGAATCAGCAAATACTTTGTTAGTGTCTTTTTCGATGATTTCATCCAGATCAACCTTGTTGTTCTTAGCGATCAGCCGCAGCTGAGCAGATGCTGCATGAATAAGCGCTTCAGCCCGCTTTTCCTCGTCAATATCCAAGGCTCGCCATATTTCGGCTAATTTTTCTTTAGTAGTAAAATCTTTGAGTTCTGCCATAAAAAATGCGAATAAATAGTTTTATTTATCCGCATTTGCCGCAAGCGTGGCGTTGTAATGATTATATTATATCACTTTTTCTTGCTTTTGCCAGCACCTTCAGTTTTAGTCTCAGAGTCTTTATCGGCAGAGGTCTCTTTCTTCTCTTTCTTCTCTTTCTTCTCTTTCTTCTCAACAACTTCCCAAGCAGATTCAGCAATGATGCTGTCATCCATCACTTCAATTGTTTCACCAGACTCTTTGTTACGAATAATCATTATAATACCCTCCTTTGATTATTTACTATATTATACCATTTTGTACACATATCTACAACAGGATGTCTTAATATATCCGCTGCGCGATGCAATATCTGTCCCACCTAGACGGCGTATTTTCTTTAATCAGCGGTACAGTCGTACCAACAACATGATATGAATGCCCAGCATAATCGAACCACGCACCATCGACAGTCTCGCTACTCGTCTTCGGGATATGCACCATCACCTCAGGCTTGGTTGCGGTCGGCGTACTCGTCTGCGACACCAAACAATCCTTGATCGTAAAGCTCGACAGCGTGCCGTCCTCATTAGGTCTGTTCTTAAATTCAATATCTATGCCGATCATAGCTATCCTTTCTTAAAATTCTTTAGCACACCATTACGCGAATTATAACCACTCACCTCAAACACGCAGTCACACTTACGGTGGCGCTTGAAATCATCGCTCGTCGGATTAACATATACTCCAGCTTTTTTCTGACACCACGCGCAGTCTGGCTTGCCGACATTAGCGCGCCGTGTCAATGTCGGGTGTTTTTGCATAGACTTTGCATTCGTAAAAGCTTCGTGCTGCGCCGCCGCCAATACTACATCGCAATACTCTTTCAGCAGCATCGCGGCAGTCTGCCGATTCAGCGCGCTGTTGCGCACGATCTTCACTGCCAGCCGTTCCGCCTGATCAGCCATCTCCGCACCATACCCGCCACTTAGCATCGCCGCCGAGCCAAACACCTCGCTCGATAGCGAATACAGCTTGCCATGCAGCTCGCGGCCAGTCCGCTTCAGTACATCCGCTACCAACTCTATTTTTTCATCTGGCGAAATACCCTCGCGTAAAATCGTCGCAACGACCTTGTCTACACCGCCAGACGTATCCAGCGTTATTTCTGAAAAGTCCACGCTCGTATCCCCTTGATGATATTATCCACGGCTGTAGTGACTCTTTTTGAAAACTCTGCCGTTGGCTCTGAAAACTCAGCGTCATCCATCGCCTTTAACTCGTCAATTTTCTTACTCACCCAGGCAACCGACTTGTTGTCGGTGTCCTCCAACACCACACCTTTGCGCAGTGCCAGATCAGCCAAATAGTCACGCTGTCCCTCCGTCATAATACCAATATTATACCATCATCTACCCCTTAAATCAATCACCCGCGCACCCGCCAGAAAAACTCGTTTTTTTCCTCGCGTGAAAATAGCCCCACTCACCGCGCTTGGCGCCTCTGGGACCGGGATATACACCCTCCCCGCCACCACAAAAATTATATTATGTCAATATTTTTACAAAAATATCATACTATTTTATAATAATCTTATGGCACAGCGCAGGAAGTATGCAACAGCTAAAGATCCACGACGACAGTTCCCAAAACTAAGAGAGGACCTGCGCAAAAGAGTTTATGCTATGCAAGATACGTGTGGCATTTGTGGCCGCGAAGTCGACAAGACTTTAGCCGCAGGTAGTCCGATGTCGCCAGAGCTAGACGAGATCATACCAGTTTCTCGTGGTGGCTCACCTTATGATATAGATAACCTACAGCTTACTCACAGGATATGCAACAGGCGTAAGGGGGCAAAGATGCCGGGGGATGATTTGCCAGATGATATCAACCCTACGCCAAATTCGAGAGCTTGGTAAGGTGGGGCTTATTTTACTAAAAGGAAAAGCGCCCTGATAATCAGAGCGCTCTACAACAACGATTGCTAATCACAACAATCGCTCAGATATGATACTACTTTTTAAGCGACTGCTCAAGCCTCCAGTTTATTTCACCAGTGACACTGCGACCGTTCTCGGCCGCCAGCACAACCAAACGCTCGTACACCTCCTGATTGATTCGCACATTATAAATTGGCGTAGGCATGTCAACCTTGGTTTTGATGATCTTGCCATCCTTTTTAGTGATTTGATTTACTGTTGGCATATCAGCCTCCTTTTTTATGAGGATACCCTAGCGCCAAGCGAGGCGTTTGGTTTAAATTAGTTGCAGATCATTCTCTATTTGATAAGCGATTGCCTCTTGGTTTAGCACCTCTTTCAATTCGCTGAGCGTGCTCATAACTTTTTGGTGTTCGTCTGATAAATAAAGAACCGCCGTTTGTTCAGCTTCACCCCTCCAATACCCGATGACTGGATATTGTAGAGTAAAGGCTTCGTGGTTTGTGTTTACGATTGATACGATTGTATCGATATTGAGTTGTTTGGTTTGGTTGTCGCTTCCGATAAAAGCTTTTATTGTGATTAGTTTCATTGTTGTATCCTCTAATTGTTAATGTGCCTCGCTTGACTGTCTTTATTATAGCAAACATGCATGCACAATGCAAGCATATTGCATGCATTTTATAGACTTTTTTCGTTAAATCTGTGGAAAACTCTAGGATTGACCGATATTGCCAAGCACTTGCTGCCAGCGATCAGCTCTCATCTTTTTATCCTTAGCAGTAACCTGTTTTTTCGGAAATACCTTTTGTCCCCAAAAAGCGAACGTTGCAGCGTCGAGCGGCGCGGTTGATAATTTATCAGTCATACTCTCCCAGCCGAAGCCACCATATCGACCAAATGACCGCTCTTTCGTTATACGGACCGTCTGGTTCAATAGCGGCTGGTCGTAGTGAGATAGTTCACCTCTATCTATAGCGTCTCTCATAAACTGATGTGCTGCTACTACCTCTTTCATAGTCGGTAAGATGATACGTTTTTTAGGAATGCCAGCCTTTGTAAGCTCCTCAAATAGTATCGGTGCTCCAGTCGCTCCATCAAGTATAATCACTGCTGCTTGCCTCCAACGCTCGATCAGCCATTTCGATAAACGATGAAATCCCTCGCTCATAGGGCGGCTCATCACCACCTCGACATGTACACGACCATCTTTTAGTGGCTGCGCAACTACCAGGGACCACGAGCTTCTATTTGGGGGGAACTTTACAGAATATACAGGCTTAAAGCCGTCATCAAAGTCAGGTTTCTCAGCAGCAAGGTCATCCCAATCTGTCTGTTTAATCGCTCGCTTATTATCAATACCATCCCACCAACCAAGCCGCATACGATTAAAATCATCTATCGTCATACTGTCGGCTTCAGTTTGTATCACCTTTTCAAGCAAAAATATGTTCAGTGAGGGGTTGGTGTCTAACCAAGCTTCCTTGTCATGTACGTCAGTAATCTTTTCAACCCCCCACTCAGTCCAAACACCAGCAGCGCCTTCTAGCTTGTTCCGCCTATTTCTGGCAAACACCTCACCGACAGTCTCGGCCATTGGCGGCGTTCCAGCGTAGATAATTTGAGGGTTGCCTGTCTTAGCTGATGCAGTCGTTGGCACCAGTGCTGATTGATGCGAATCAAGCATCTCTGCAGCCTCATCACATATCAGATCATCATTAGTAGATCCCAAACCACCCATGCGTGTTCGAGTGTAGAAATGATACTCGGCGCCATTCAAAAATTCAATAAACTTATAATTCCTTGGTTTTTTACGAAATCTTGGCGTTAATAAATTGAATATTTCTTGGTGTTCATTTTCATAGAAAAAATCTTGCACACGTTTAATAACAACATCGACTGTATTCTGCTGCTGAGCAGTAAACAGACCTTTAGCTTTGCGAAAAATAATACCATAGATAATCCGCGCTACAATAATTTCAGTTTTGCCATTTTGGCGAGGCACGCTCAATCCGCAATCAAGATTGACGAAATTACCGTCATCATCCTCAGCCAGCCAACGGCGCAGTACCAAACGCTGCCACGGAAGCAGCTTCATACCATATTCATCAAGCAATTCAAATAAAAGCTCAGCCTTTTCAGTATTACCAGGAATATACAAATCAATCCGCGGTATTTGGTTATTTTTTTGGTTTTTTCGTGGCATTAGAGGTATCCTTAATCACCTTTTTCTTTTTCGTCGCTCTTACAGCCTTAGGTGCGGTTTTAGCCTTTTTAGGTGTAGACTTAGCTGGCTTTTTCGCTTTTTTCGTGGCATTAGAGGGTGTTGCGGCTTTCGCTAGGACCTTTTCCAGGACCGAACCAGATTTTGGACGACGGGACCGAATATCCCGCAGCTCTTTCCTAAAGATATTGATATTCTGCGACAACCTCGCCACTTCTTGCTGTGAAATGCTTGACGAGGTAAGCTGTTCAACGTTTTGACGGATCAAGCTTTCATAAAACTTCTCGTCATCATCACCGATTGCAAGATCCATAATGTCGGTTTCAGCTTCTTTATCAAGCCTACCTTTGTACAGCTTATCCATCTTGCTGGGATTGTCGAAAATGTCGAGCCAGCGCATGGCGGCCGCATATCCATCGCCAGGAAGGCTCGCCTTTAACTCCTCTATAGAATCTATCAACTCAGCGGCTGGTATTTTTCTGAAAAACTCTAGCCATTGATCATAACTATAGTTTTCAGTGCCTTCCAGATTTATCACCGCTGCCCTCCAATATAACTTTTATTATTATAACATAAACTAGCTATTTCGCTAGTTCTATTATGTCTATTTCAACCCGAGGATTACCCTTGTCAACTCCACGAAAAACCACCAACATGCTACTGACAATTTTACAGTGGTCATCCTCCAAGTAGCCAGCATCAACAAGTAGATCAAGAACACTGCTCACCATATTATCAAGGTCGTGGCGTCGATTGTCTTTGTTGTAAAAGCTCATCCTTATGCTCAACGGATTCTTGCGTGGTTTATTTCTGTATTTAGCTGCTTTGGAAAAAAGACACACTTCACGCAAAGCTTTTTCGTGCCAATCATTAAACTTCTCACTGCTAGCAATAAACATATTACCAGTGCGTGGGTTTTTCAAAATACGCTTGTTGTTCTTTTTGCTGGGGACCTGCCCGCTAATCGTAAGATTAAAAGAATTCATATTTTATCACCTTTTTTTACATTACAATTCTTATGCGCCAACTGACAGTTCTCAATCGTCGTCAAACCACCCTTGCTGATTGGGACGATATGATCAATAGTGCAATCCTTCATCGTTTCAATTAGCTTGCCACACAGTGAACATATTGCCCCGTTCTTATTTATCAGCTGTTTACGGATAAGTTGTTTTGTGCGCCGCTCTTTTAGTCTGTAGACTTTTGGCGTCGGCGTTTTGTAGTTGCGTCCTTTGATTTTACGTTTCATTATCAACTACCTTGAAACATTCGCTCGGCTCTCTCAGAAAATACTCGGTGTTTTGTCCATCCTTAAACTCAATTAGCACCTTGGTTACTTTTTGGATTTTAGGTATCGTAAAAAGCCAAAAGAGGTATATGTTGTATTGCTTTTCGAATATCCCACCGGCAACAACAGTACCAAGCCCATATCTGTCAGGATTGCTCTTTCTTTTATCTTGATAGTTGAAATACACTTTATCGCCGACGGCAAGCCCGTCGTAAGACTGCTTGCACTCCGACTCCACAAGTTTGACTTCTCTCATCACTTCCTCCTCTTTTTAGATTCATTCAGCCACTCTCGATATTCGGATTCATCCTCGATCGACGGCACGATTATGACTGTCAGTATTACGATTGCGAAAAGCACCGCGATTATTATAAGCATGTCTCGTTTACTCCTTTCACAAAAAACAGCCATCGCGTCATTCCAGATTTGTCGCCGAAAGCTGGTTTTTGAGGTAATATCTTTAGTAATTCAGTGGTTTTAATGTCGCGCTCGCTCCACTTCATAGCAACAACACAGCCAGGCTTTACGACGCGTAGACATTCGCTCAAGCCTTTGCTCAGTGTTTCACGCCAAGTATCTTTATCAAGCTTGCCATACTTTTTAGCCAGCCAGCTATTCTTGCCGCAGTTGATGAGGTGGGGCGGATCGAAAACGACGAGATTAAAGCACTCATCAGGAAACTTCATGTCGGTAAAGTCTATAACAAAGTCTGGGTTGATTTCCAGCGTCCTAATCTTATCTCTGTCTTCCATCTCGACAGTTTCGCGGCGACGATCTATATACAGAATGTTCGGGTGGTCTTTTTCAAAGTAAAACATACGTCCACCGCAGCAAGCGTCAAGTATGGTTGTTGGGGTAGTTTTCATTTCTCCTCCAAGAGTTCAGGGTTTTCGTGAATATTACCAATAGTTTTATAATGTATATGCTCATAAGCAACCAGTTTGCTATCACGAGAAAAACCGCCACTACCTTTCAGACGCCTCAACGGTTTATACCAAAACGCCCCAGCTTCCAAAGTGACGAGGCAGGATATTTCGCCTCGATGGGCGTTTAGACTTAGATTGTCTACTACGATATCGTTCTCGCATATTAACCTGTCAGCAAGGATAGGTTCTGCGTACTGCTCAATTTCTAACCGCCCTTCGATCGGAATCGGCTCATTCTCACCCTCAAGCTTCGCTGATACAAGTTTGTCGCCTTGCCAATGTAAGGACACGACTTTGCGCATTCTTTTTTCTAGGTTGTCCCAAGCGCGGAATTTTAACTCTCGCATGCGTCAACTCCTAACTCTGCTGCACCAATTCGCTCTAACGCCATCTCGCTTGCCATAACAAAAATATAGGCAGTGCTAACGCTAGCTGCTTCTGGAATCGGAACGCCAATCAGATACTTTGTGTCGTTTTCGAGCTCTTTGACCTCATTTACGATTCCCAAAGCACCACACCATTTGTGGTTTTCATTGAACTGCACAACGTCGTTGAGTTTTAGTTTTGTCATAGCACATCCTCCGCCTTGATAATTTCAATCTCTGATTTATCAACAGTGCTATCAGCGTTATAAATCTCATCAGCGTAGTACTCTATAATATCTGCAAAACCTGGTTTCGATACGACACTATCCCTCGTGGCAGCCTTTTTGGCTTCATCTTGAGTTTCAGCTTCAACAAATACAGTACCTTCCTGTACTACTCGAACTTTTACTTCGTAAATCATTAGACCCCCCTATCTAACACTGATTTTTTTAATATCCTGGTAGCTTCATCAACGAACTGGCTATAAATGGCTGTCTCTCTGGCTTTGATCATTCGCTGCAACTTAAAGTATGGATCGTCAGGATCGAGCTTTGAATTGAGCCAGTCTTCAAACATATCACCATTGAAATAGCCGTCCTCGGCTGCCCACGGGAATACTAGCTTAGGTTTTTGTATCGGTTCACTTGACTTGGCTTTTTTGCGTGTCATGATGAATTGATCTCCTTTATCTATGTCCATAAAATTAGTGGTTTAGTTGATATTACCGCTTCCGATCATGAGATGCCCATCTTCCAAAAATCTATGATATAAACTCTTACCTGAGCTAGTGACTGTGTAGGGCAAGAATACTTGCGTCGTCGTCACCATCTTCGTTTCTATGATAGCCACTTGAGCATCTACCCAATCTTTAGTAATACGCCAGGCTGTACGACGCGCCTGTTCTTCAAGACGACTTTTTGGTACAGCACGCTGGCGCTCTAACACTTGAGCAACTGGTCGCCAGTCGGTCGGTAGGCTAAAAGTCAATTGTTGATTATTGAGCTCCAGCTGAAAGCTAAGAGCGACAACATTGCCTGTATCGTCATACTCGGTCATAATACGCTTTGCGCCAACATAGGCGAGCTTGCCTTGAATCTCGCTCAGTGTTTTTTCAACAGATATGTTCGTTGTATAATTTTTCAATGCCATTATAATCCTCCTTATCTACACAAAATCGTGTATTTTGGTTTACTTTCAATTTTCAAATTAAAGTAAAATGGTGGTTTAGTTGATATTAGTCGTTTACCAATCATTCATCCTGTCTTGCATTACCTTGCTCTATTACTTTATACATAGGCACTTCTGCCATATTGTAGCTAGCTAGCTGGGCTCGGGTTAGTTCTGCACGTTTTTCCTCTGTTAGTTCTTCGTTGTTGTCGCCCTCTGTCTCGTACTGTGCGAACAGTCTATGCTTTATTACAAATGCGATATTAGTTTCACGCTGTATTCGCTTTAGCTCTGCACGATAGGCTCTCAGGAATAGGTCTACGGCGTATTGTGTTTCTGCTGCCTGGGTTGGGGTACATACGGCTATAAAGCCTTTTAGGGCGCGGTTGTGTCTACTCCTCGACGTCCATAGCTCGGGGTGCTCTTTACTGGTTGCAAATCTATACATAACCTGTGCCGCTATTGTTTGCTCGCTTTTGGTTAGTTTGCCCGTTATGATTAGGTGTTCGCTACATTTTTCTGAGGTATCGTTGATAAGATCCTCGTATGATAGCCCCTGCTTGGCGCAGATCCTTTGTAGGATACGCTGGGCGGATTCTTTCTCGCCGCCTATACCAGTTCGAGCGAGCTCAACTATTTTTAGGGTTCGCTCATCTACTGTGTTGTCATTCGTCATAGTTCATATCATCCATTCATTATTTAATTCAACCGCATAACTGGTGGCTATATAAGGTGATGATTTGCACATCACATGGTCTCCATGCACGACGGAATCGAACCGTGACCTTAGTGCCGTAAGCGTCTACCTATTCCGCCACTTATATAGCCAGTTGACAACACCAGGTGTATAGCATTAACATGTTTTGTTAATTTAGTTGATGTTGCCAGTTGATAGCACAAATGGTGTGTCTTTAGACACCGAGCGTAACTTTTCGGACTACGCCTCATCCATAAGGTTCACTAGAACTCTGTGGCAAAGTTGTTTATTGTGCTACCAGTTGAACAGACGATACACGTTGCACTGCGGTTATAGGAGCCGGCTCACAACGTTTCACGATTTTTCGGTCACGCACCGGGTAGGCTGGTACGCCTGAATAGAGGTTGTGCATATCATCTGTCCAGTTATGCGGTTGATATACATACACACAAGCCTGCCCACAATCTCGTCTCAGCCCCTCCGTGAGCACGGAGGCTAGTCTTGCAAGAATGGATACAGCTGATACCACCTCGCTCAAGTTGTCTCAGAATGCTTTGCTCAAGGCACTTGTGGGCGACCTAGTGTGTATGTATGATGTTAATGTTCTATTGGGTACGTTTCGTACCCGATTGAGCAGTTTTTTGACTTGCTCAGGTCACCTGTAGAGTACATATTCACGAATCTGTATTTGACGGGGCTATTGACTATTTTTCTTGGCGACAGAATAAACAAACGTGACAAGAACAAACAGAAGTAAGTGATATATTGCGGCGACGTATTGCTTGGTAGCAGAAGCAAGTATCATTGCAATTACATTAGACACCATACCGATAATACAGCTTGCCATAAATATTTTACGTTTCATTGTTTATTCCTCTTTACCTTTTTTAATCCCGAAATAATTCAACCAATCTCGCTCATTTTCTTTAATGGACCTTTTAGCTTCTTCTTCAGTCCTGTAGCGTACAATTTCTCCATAGTCAAGGCGATAGACTTCCTGTACCTCGAGCCTATTCTCTCTAGGGTTATAAAAAACTACCCATCCACCATTGTCATTCTCAAAGTCTGGCTTAAACGTTGATGTTCGGCGTAGTCTGGCTTTGGCGAATTTACGACTGTAAGCTTTATCGCATTCTTTTTCAGTGCGATAAGTGTTGCCGATCGCATGTCGCATGATGTCATCAGGAGACGACATCCACTGCTTTTTCAAGACGACACCCGTGTTGCTTAAATACCAGTATATATCGCCCGGAAGAGGCTCCCAGTGAATACTGTCTGTCGGTTCTTTTATTTCCTCGAAGAGATCTTCAGTAAGGTCATTACTGATGAAAATAGGACCTACACCGTCATTTTTAATTATTAGTGTCCTTGCGCCAAAAAGCGACTTGCCTTCCGACAATATAGTGCCTTTTTTAAGTCCTGGTAAATCTTTTAGAAGTCTATACTGCTTCATACTTACTCCTTAAAATAGCTTTGGACGCTCACCATTTATTCGACTGTCTAGTATTTGATTGATTCGGTGAATAATATGCTCTCGTTCGTTTAATTCTTCTAATGCGCCCTCCCTCATCTCTAGTAAGTCGATAGTACTCATTTCATCTAATGACTGATAATCGGCTTCGTAATTAGGTTGTGTTACTTCTTTTTCCATCTCTTTTCCTCTTCTTTCATCCATTCCGCGTCTTGTTTAGCTATTTCATATTCTGAGATAGCCACAAGAATCAAGATGAAAACTATAAATATTATCCAAATTAGCGTGTACATGTTTTTTCTCAATATCTATAAGCCAATAATCCAAATTAATAATTTAATAGCAGCTACAACCAGCACCGTGAGCACCAACGTCGCCAAGATTGCTAAAACACCCGCTGCAAGATACCCTATTTTATAAGCAAAATCTTTATTGTTATCCATTTTTAATACACAATCCTCTCTCTTAGGATATAGCCCCTATCCAGTACGATTTCTATAATTTCGGCACGATGTCGTTTATGAGACTTCTTCACCAACCGCGCCGCTCGACGGTTTTGACAATGAATTCTCCGCACGCGACCTTTATAGTCAACCCACTGAACAAAATAAATACGACGATTAAACAGTTTACTCTGAAATACGTCTTTAGTGTCAGAAAAAGAATCTTCTGGCTTAAACAGTAGTTTTATTTTTTTCCAGATCATAAACACTTTTATATTCCTCTCTTTCTCTAATCCCAATACGATACAGAATACCTTTTAGTTTTGTCGTACCGGCAAACGAATACCCACAATCAAAGCCATGTACTTTGTAGTGATAGAAGATTGATTGTAGCAGGACCATTTCTTGCAAATCATTCTCAGCTTCATGTTCGTAGATTGTAGCCCATTTTTTGCCATTGCTATGTCTCCCAACACCAACTACAGCTTTTGCATGGCCCATCAAATCAAATTCGATGACGCGCTGCTCATCTTTTATGATGGTTCGAGCAGTCATTCCTGGCACAAGATCTTGTACCCAAATTGTGAATGGATCATCCAT